GTTCCTAAGACACACCCCCTGTACAAAGCGGGACGTTACAAAGGGTTTGAGGATGCAGCCTTTAGTTCCTTAGAGAACTTCAAGGACAACCCACAGGGTCAGGTGTATATAATCACGAACCCTGCATGGAAAGACTGGGTTAAGGTAGGGATGGCAGTGGACGCAATGGATAGAACAGGTAACTACCAAACGTCCTCACCCTTCAGAGACTACACGTTGTTGTATACCTACGATGTGGATGACAGGAGAGCAGCGGAGTCAGCAGCACACACAAGATTAGCAAAGGAATGTGACAACATCAACGAGTGGTTCAGACTGTCACCAGAAATCGCTAATGACCTGATACTAGAGGTGATACATGAGTATTAATAAGACAACGGACAATGTAGTACAGGACATCTACGCACTGATGGAAAGCAAGGAAGCTGACCCGTCTGTAGACGTAGAGGCAGAGATAGAGAAGTTCGGTGAAGGTGTCAAGGCGCTGATGCGAACTGAGTTTGGTCGGAAGAAGCGAGAGGATAACCGGAGGCTACGCCTCAGTAATATTGGCCGCACCGACAAGTATCTCTGGAACCACTTTAACGGTACGGAAGGTGAGAAGATACAACCACACACCTATGTCAAGTTTATGTATGGTCACTTGATTGAAGAGATGTTGTTGTTCCTGACCCGCATGTCTGGACACAGCGTTACTGATGAGCAGAAGGTTTGTAATGTTGAAGGAATCGTGGGTCACATGGACTGCAAGATTGATGGTGTTGTTACTGATGTTAAGTCAGCAAGCAGCTTCGGGTTCAAGAAGTTTAAGGATGGTTCACTGGCCTTTGACGATCCCTTTGGTTACATTGATCAGATCAAAGCCTACGCTTACTCAGAAGGCGAGACAGAGTTTGGTTGGTTAGCCATGGACAAAGCCAACGGTCACCTAACTTACCTTAAGTATGACCTCAAGGACACACAGGCTCCAGTGTACGAGGTTCTTAAGACTCCCATCACTGAGAGGGTGGCCCATGTAAAAAAGCTAGTAGAGCAGCCAGAGCCAGCGGAGTGGTGTTACCAACCCGTACCGGACGGCAAGTCAGGAAACTCAAAGCTATCTATTGGTTGCTCTTACTGTCAATTCAAAGACCACTGCTACCCAGAGTTAAGAGTCTTCAACTACTCATACGGGCCAAAGTTTTTAGTAGAGGTAGTAAACGAACCTAGAGTACAGGAGTTTAAGAAGCATGACGAAACGGGCTTTTAGATCAGGACTTGAGAAGGACTTATCAGAGAAACTAGATGGGCAGTATTTGTTTGAACCGTATGGTCTGCCCTACACTACACACAGGAAGTATCTACCGGACTTCGTACACGAGGAGAAGGGAATACTAATAGAGTGTAAAGGTTTCTTCAGGGTAGGTGACACACAGAAGTACACAGCTATCAGAGATTCTATGAAGTGTTGGGAGTTAATCTTCGTGTTGTCAAACCCCAGTAAGAAGGTACGTAAGGGTGGTAAGATAACAATGGGTGAGTGGTGTGAGAAGGAAGGCTTCAAGCATTACACAGTAGAGACAGCCAAGGAAATGACCAAGTATATTAAAGGGAAGAAACAACATGTCGCTTACTCTTGAAGAACTAAAAGAAAAGATGGTGTTGCATTTAGATGAAGAATTACTTTGTGAATTATTATCTATAACACCGCAGGATTTAGTGGAAGCATTTGAACGCAGGATCATTAGAAACTTTGATAGAATAGCAGAGGACTTTGAAGATGAGTATTAATGAAGCGACACGATTCGACTGGGACAGAGCTACAGCCAAGACAGGACTAGAGCCTTGGATGAGAGCAGCAGAGGAAGAAGCAGCAGAGGATGTAGTCAACAACCCAGACCACTACAACACAGGCAACATAGAGTGTATTGATGCAATAGAGGAGTCCATGTCCAGTGTTGCATTCAAAGGCTATCTCAAGGGCAACTGCCTGAAGTATCTGTGGCGCTATGACTACAAAGGCAAGCAGGTAGAAGACCTACAGAAAGCTGGTTGGTACTTAAACAAACTAACAGAGATGGTAACAGAGGAGAACACATAATGGATCAGTACCAACAGTTTATACACAAGAGCCGCTACGCACGTTGGCTACCAGACGAAGGCAGACGAGAGACGTGGCATGAGACAGTCAACAGATACGTAGACTTCTGGAAGGATCGTGGACAGATAGATGAGACAGTAGCTTTAAAGATGTTCAACGCTATCCACAACATGGAAGTAATGCCCAGTATGCGCTGCATGATGACAGCAGGGCCAGCGTTAGCCAAGGACAACGTAGCTGGGTTCAACTGTAGCTACCTAGCCATTGACTCACCACGTAGCTTTGACGAGCTTATGTATGTGCTTATGTGTGGCACAGGTGTAGGGTTCAGTGTTGAGCGTAACTTCATCACCAAGCTACCTGTCATCGCTGAGTCATTCCACACTACTGACAGTGTTATCGTTGTCAGCGACAGTAAGATAGGATGGGCCTCTGCATTCCGTGAGCTTATCGCTATGCTGTACGCAGGCAAGATACCTAAGTGGGACATGAGCAAGGTACGACTGTCAGGCGCTAGGCTTAAGACATTTGGTGGTCGTGCGTCAGGGCCAGACCCTTTGGTGGATTTGTTTAACTTCTGTGTAGAGATATTCCAGAAGGCAGCAGGACGCAAGCTGACATCCATTGAGTGCCATGATGTAGTGTGTAAGATTGCTGACATTGTAGTGGTGGGTGGTGTGCGTAGGTCTGCACTGATTAGCCTCTCTAACCTGTCTGACCCACGTATGGCTAAGGCTAAGTCAGGTAACTGGTGGGAGCTAGAAGGGCAGCGTAGGCTTGCTAACAACAGCGTAGCGTACACTGAGAAGCCAGACTTTGAGTCCTTCTTAGGTGAGATGCAGAACATGTACGAGTCTAAGGCTGGAGAGCGTGGTATCTTTAGTCGTGTAGCAGCACAGAAGATAGCAGCACGTAACGGTAGGCGTGACAGTGAGCAGGACTTTGGTACTAACCCATGCTCTGAGATTATCCTACGCAGTAATCAGTTCTGTAACCTGTCAGAGATTGTAGTACGTGAGGATGACACACTAGATAGTCTCAAGAAGAAGGCAGAGATGGCAGCTATCATTGGTACGCTACAGGCTACACTAACAGACTTCCGTTACCTACGTAGCTGCTGGAAGCGTAACACAGAGGAAGAGGCACTGCTGGGCGTTAGTATGACAGGTATTATGGATCACTACCTGTTGAGCAAAGGAGAGTCTAAAGACTTGGAGAAGTGGCTTGAACAATTACGTGACGTTACTATTAAGACTAATAAGAAATGGTCTGAGAAACTTGGCATTAATCAGTCTGCTGCTATTACGTGTGTTAAGCCGTCTGGTACTGTGTCTCAGCTTGTTGACTCTGCTAGTGGTATCCATCCTCGCTTCTCTAAGCATTACATTAGACGGGTACGTAGCGACAAGAAAGACCCACTGGCAGTCTTCATGGAGCAAAGCGGATTCCCAGTAGAGCAGGATGTTATGTCACCATCCTCTGCTGTCTTTAGCTTCCCTGTCAAAGCACCTGATACGTCAGTGACAGTCAAGCAAGTAGGAGCTATGCAGCAGCTAGAACTTTGGAAGGCATACCAGAACCACTGGTGCGAGCATAAGCCCAGTATCACTGTTTACTATACAGATAATGAGTTCCTGCAAGTAGCACAGTGGATATGGGAGAACTTTGACTTGTGTAGTGGTATTAGTTTGTTGCCGTATAGTGATCATGTATATCAACAAGCTCCGTATGAAGACATAGATGCAGAGAAGTATGAGGAGTTACTTGCAGCTATGCCTGAAGGGGTTGACTGGGAGGACTTAGGTAAGTTTGAAACAGAAGACAACACGACAGGAAGTCAGGAGTTAGCATGTGTAGGTGGAGCATGTGAGATAGTGTAGTAAAACTAAGGGGCCTTAAGTGGCCCCTTTTTTATTGCTCTTGTTGTCCACCTGTAGTAGACGCTAGTAAACCTGTACCAGTCATAGGATCAAGACCGCGAACAACTGAACCCGCTGTCGGTCTAGCGGCTACATATTTATTTAACACTTCCCCTGCTTCGGGTCTATCTGCTCTTTGTACTGGTCTATTTCTACTTCTTTTTTTAACAGGCTTACCTGCTTTTTCTAATGCTTGTTCAGCCCACTTAGTACCCATTAAATCTAAGTGCATAGGCCCAGAGATAGCCATCATTTCGTTAGGTAAAGCCTTCTCAAGAGCCTTCCCAACAACAGGTAGTTTTTCTAAGAAGTCATGCTTGTCAGACATAAAACCTATTGCCCGTCCATTAGGAAGTATCTTCATTAAACCGTTGACACCTCCTTCAACAACAGCCGTACCTTTCATACCTGCTTGAACCCACAAGCCTTCTTTTTTTACTTCATCTAAAGTTTGTGAAACTTTAAACGTGCCTTCTTTTTCTGAGATGTCTTTGAGTTTCTGCCACATTTGCTCGACAGTAAGTTTGCCTTTATGTTCCGCAATAATTTTTCTAATGTGTTTGTTTGCTGGGTGTTTAAAAGCTAAGTCTTTAAGATGATCTCCAGACCTGCCACCACTAGGTTCTTTAAACACAACCTTCCGTCTAGGGTCGTCTGTATTTCCCCACGCTTTATTAATCTTATCGTGAGCAGTGACCAATACTGCTTTAGGAGTAGATACTTTTTTACCTTCGGGCGTAGTAAATTTAGTAGCCTTAGCGCCCTTTAAGAAGTTAGGCAATGTATCCTCAGCATATCCTTGAACATTAGCAAAGTCTTCTATCTCTAAAAGAGGATTACCTATCTCGCCTTTTCGGTCAGACTGCTCAATAATATGTCTATTGTAAATAACTTGTGCAACCGCTTTATCTATGTCTCTGTCTGAAGGGTTTCCATTGTTTTTAAACAACAGCTTATCTACTGCTTGTTGACCCTTACGGCTTATTCCAGTGTCTCTGTATAAACCTCGTGAAAGTGGATTAAGAAGACTATCAATTGCTGCTGCCGCGCCTCCTGCTCCCCACTTCATAATACCTGTTATTTTTTTACCAGCCATTGCTACATTTTTGTCGCTAGTTTTTTCTCCTTTAAGTTTCAAAGCTACTGAGCCTAAAGTTTTTTCTAGTTTTGTAGGGTCAACGTCTGGCTTATCATTAGTATAAAAATTATCAATGTAGTTCTTAACGCCAGCAGCCCAAGCACCTTTGTTAGCCGCCGCACCTGCTTTAACCAGACCACCACCTACACCCGCTGTTGCTACGTTAAAGACGTTGCCTAAGTTCTCAGCAGCACGGGGGTTTGCGTCAGAAAAGTCAAGCACTAACTCTGTAGCTGCTTGTGCGGGAGCAGTAGACATTACAGCTTCAGTTGCTTTGGCTACGGTCTCTCCAATACCTAAAGCGTCAGGAGTTAAGGCTGCCGCTGCGCCTCCTACTATATCTCCTAGCGCGCCAGTTGCTTGACCTATACCAGACAACGCTACTTCCC